GATAAAGATTCGGCTAGTCGTGTTGATGACCCATTATATTCAGGTAAATATTTAATAACGGCAGTCAGACATATCGTTAAAAACAACTCCTATATAACTGTGATGGAACTTTGCAAAGAAAGTAACAATCAATCATTTGCTTCTTTTGATAATTCTAGTGCAGTTCTCAAAAACTTTGTTGATGGTGTTCAAATATAATGGAAAATAGAAACAGTTTTAATGGCCTTGGTGGATTTGTTTGGTGGGTGGGTGAAATTGAAAACCGAGTTGATCCTTTGGCCGTTGGTCGTTGCCAAGTCCGTATTTTTGGTTGGCATACAAATAATAAAAGTCAATTAGCAACAAAAGATTTACCTTGGGCTCATCCTGTTTATCCAATAAACAATTCAAAATCATTTTCTGCACCAAGAGTTGGTGATTGGGTTGTTGGTTTCTTTATGGATGGTGAATCGGGGCAATTTCCAGTTATGTTAGGTGTAATGCCAGGAATGCAAAAGTAAATGGCCGAATACGATAATAATATTGCTGCAGTTACCGATAGTGGAGTTGAAACTAGGGGACCAATTCCTAGTGTCGACACCAAACGAGTAGGAGAACCTTCTTTACCTGCAATGGCCAGAGGTGTTGTTAAAGGTACAATGCAAGAAGCGGCTGCATTAAATAGAGAACATAATTGTGATATCTGTGCTGGAATGAATAAAGATTTAGCTATTGCTAAAGCTGAGGTGATGTTATTTGTTGGACAGCTTAGAACTTCAATTGAAGGTATTTTTGCCGGTATTTCATCAAATCCGGCCGTAGAAGATATAAAACAACAAATTTCTGCCGTAAAAGCCAAGATTAAATTGGTTAAAAAAGAAATTGAACCAATACAAGAACAGATTAAAGCTTTACAAGAATATGCACAAGAAATGCAAAAGTTAATACAAGAAATTCAGAACGCTCCAGCAGAATTACAAGCTTTACTTCAAGCTTGTTTAGCTGAAGCAACAGGATCATTAACTAGTACTGTTAATGATATTAAAACAATTGCTACTGGAGGAATTGCAGCAGAGGTTGCTGCAGTGGTTGATCCAATTAAAGCGGAAACTGATGCGATTACCGATTCAGTAACCACAACTACATCATTGGTATAAGGAATATTATGGCAAATAGTGCATGGACAGAACCCGTTGTTGTTGATTCAACAAATAAACCAGAAAGTCCATATAATAATATAACTGAAACTGAATCTGGACATTCTTTTGAGATGGATGACACTTCCGGTAGAGAAAGAGTTCGTATCCAACACAGGTCCGGTACATTTCTTGAAATGCAACCTGACGGCACGGAAGTTCATAAAATCTATGGTGATGGTTATGAAATTATCTTTGGTGATAAAAATGTTAAAATAAAAGGTCAATGTAACATTACAGTAGAAGGCGCCTGTGTAGTTAATATCAAAGGTGACTCAATAATGAATGTGGAAGGAAATTCCACACAATACATTAAGGGTAATTTAGTACAAACAGTAAACGGAACATCAAAAGTAACATCATCAGGTGACATGGATTTAACTTCCAAAGAAGATATCACCATGTCAGCACAGAATGTATACATCAATGCTGATTTGGCTGTTCGTGGTGGAATATCATCCACACTCAGTATATCTGCTACGAATAATATCACTGCTGGTATGCAAGGTTATGCTAAACTCGGTTTCGTAACTCCTGGTTATATTACTGCTGGTTCACCTATTCCTTTGGTTACAGTACCAGGAACAATTATGTCTACAGTCTATATGCAGTCTAAACTTGGAAACTTTGGTGCCATTACGGCCGCTCCAGGATTTGGTGGTACTGGTTACGCTACGGCAGTTCAAGTGTCTGATGCTGTCAGGTCGATGGCTGCAGATAGAGCAATTTACAATAGTCACGCTCATACCGGAGTTCAAACTGGTGGAGGTACTACTGGTACTACCACGGCACCTGAATAAATAAACAATGGCAAATAAACATATTTACTCTGATTTAGATTTAACCTTTCGAAAATTACCTTCGACAGGTGATGTTTCTATGAAATATGATGCACAGGCTGTCATTCGGTCAATTCGTAATTTATTGTCAACTAATTTATATGAAAGATTATTTCAACCTAAAGTTGGTAGTACCTTGAATAGACTGTTGTTTGAACCGGTTTCTCCATTAACAGCCAGTTTAATTGAAGATGAAATTACCAGAATGATTAATAATTATGAACCTAGAGCAAGGATTAGCCAATTATTTGTTCAAGCATCTCCTGATAGTAATCAATTTAATGTTTCATTGTTTGTTCTTATTGGAAATATGACTATACCATCACAAATTAACCTAATATTAACGAGGTCCAGATAATGGCCGGAGCAAATTCAAATATCCAGTTAACAAGTTTAGATTTTAACACACTTAAAACTAACTTTACAACATTCCTAAGAAGCCAAGATGCCTTTAAAGACTACAACTTTGAAGGTTCTGGTATGTCGGTCCTTTTAGATGTTTTGGCTTATAATACACAATACAATGCCTATTATTTAAACCAAGTAGCCAACGAAATGTTTTTGGACTCCGCTGTTCAAAGACCTTCTGTTGTATCTCATGCCAAGTTATTAAACTATACTCCAAAATCTGCTATAGCACCGACTGCGGAAGTTAATGTTACGGTGACCAATGTTACAACAGATTCATCCTTAACTTTGTCTGCCTATTCTTCGTTTCTTTCATCTGATATAAACGGAGTAAATTATAATTTTATTAATACTGATGATTATACCGTTAATGTGGCTAATAATGTGGCCATATTTGAAAATGTTAAAATAAAACAAGGTGTTTTGTCCTCATTCAATTACACGGTTGATACAACAGCCAATCCATCTTTAACATTTGAAATTCCTGATGAAACAGTTGACACTACAACATTAAAGGTGTTAGTACAACAATCCGTATCAAACTCATCATATGAAATATATAATTTAGCAACTAGTGTATTATCATTAGATGGATCCTCCAAAGTTTATTTCTTACAAGAATCTTTGAATGGAACTTATGAAATTTATTTTGGTGATGGTATTGTTGGTAAAGCTTTAACTAATGGAAATATTGTTAACCTCACCTATTTGTCAACAGAAGGTTCTGCTTCTGCGGGAGCCAATAGTTTTGTCTTAATGGACAACATTGGTAATTATTCCGCCACATCTGTTGATTCAGTATTGGAAGCTACTCAGGGTGGTGATAAAGAGTCTATCGATTCAATCAAATTACAAGCACCAAAAACTTATTCAGCACAAAACCGTGCCGTTAATAAAAATGATTACATTGTTGCGTTACAACAAAATACCTTAGGTATTTCATTCGATGCAGTTAATGTGTGGGGTGGAGAAGAAAATGATACTCCAGTTTATGGCCAAGTGTTTATTTCATTGAAACCTACTGGTGCTTATAAATTAACTAATACACAAAAATCAGCAATTATTGATGAAGTTATTAAACCAATTAGCGTAGTTACTGTTGCACCAACCATTGTTGATCCAGATTATACATATTTAAAGTTAGTTGTTGATGTATTATATGATCCAAAGAAAACTTCATTAACATCATCACAAATTCAAAGTGGTGTAAAATCAGCAATACAGACTTTTGCAACAAATACCTTAAATACATTTAATTCAACATTTAATGGATATGATTTATTGAATGCTATCCAAAGTTATAATTCTTCTATTATTACGAGTGAATATAACCTTAGGATGGAAAAGAAACTTTTACCTAATTTATCTTCAACCACAACATATAAACTATATTATAATTCTTCATTAGAAAGAAATATGTATACTAGTGGTGTTAATAGTACTCCATCGATGGAATATTTAAATCCATCAAATTTGGCTGAAATTATTACTGGAGTATTTTTAGAAGAAGTTCCATCACAAACTGATGGTGTAGAATCTATTTCAGTATTAAATCCTGGTTTTAATTATCAAGATGTTCCAACAGTTACTATTCGTGGTGATGGTACTGGCGCAGCTGCTCATGCTGTTGTCGTTAATGGAACAGTTTCAAGTATTGTTGTTGATTCTTCGGGTGTAGGATATACCAGTGCAACAGCCGTTATTACACCAAGAGCTGGTGATACTACAGGAAAAAATGCTGCAGCTGTAGTTAATTTAAAAGGTCGTTACGGAACACTAAGAACATATTATAACGATTCAACCAATATTAAAACAATTTTAAATCCAAATGCCGGAATAATTGACTATCAAGATGGAATTATTACATTAACTGCATTTAATCCATATAATGTTAATAATACTTTAGGTGAACTATCTGTTTCTGTAAAACCAACAACATCCATCGTTTCATCAGATTATAATAGAATTATAACAATTGATCCGTATGATGTTACTGCTATTATTGTTAATGTAACTGCCAAAAGTTCATGATAGAAAATAATCAAAAAACATCACTTTTAGTTTCATCTCAGCTTCCTGAATTTGTTCGGGATGATCCTCAGTATGCCAATTTTGTATTGTTCCTTAAAGCATACTATGAATGGTTGGAACAAGAAAAGAATATAAGTGATAGAACAAAAAATCTATTAAATTATGCGGACATTGACAAAACTCCAGATGAATTTGTTGATTATTTTTATAATGAGTTTCTTTCTTATTTTCCTAAAGATATTCTTGCAGATAAAACTAAAGTTACCAAGATTGCCAAAGAATTATATAAATCTAAGGGAACACCAGCATCTTATGAGTTTTTGTTTCGTGTTCTCTATGACTCTCCTGTAGAATTCTTTTTGACAAAAGATGCGGTATTGCGAGCATCTGATGGAGAATGGTACATATCAAAGAGTTTAAATATTGCTTCAGATGATGTTAATTTTTTAAATATTAAAAATTATAGTGTATTTGGAGAAACCACCAAATCTTTAGCAACTATTGAAAATTCTTCTTTCGATGGTACAAAAACAATTATT